AACATAGACTACACATGTTGGCCGCTTTTTGCGGTGGATTACATGTCAAAATTAATAAACGTATCGCGTGCCAATTGGCGTATCATTTTTGCAATCAGGATTGCAATGATCCGGAGTACATAGTAGCCCGCAACGCGATCCTAAGTTTTGCAAATCAATTCCACCGCGTGAATGAATGCGGGCTTTTGAAAGAAATCGCAGAATTCCGCCCGCAATTAGATGATGGACAGACTGCAAACGGAGAAAAAGATGGATTTTGAACAAAAAGCAATTGAACGATTAAAAATCGGATCACAAGTAAGCCTCACGCATTATCAAAAGCCGTTGCTGCTCACTTACAGCGGCGGAAAAGACAGCGATGTATGCTTAGAACTAGCCCAAAGGGCAGGAATACCGTTTGAAGTATGCCATAGCCTGACTACAGCAGATGCGCCGCAAACAATCCAACACGTAAAAAATAATTTTAAAGCGTTAGAACTAAAAGGAATCCCATGTAAAATCATTTATCCAACCTATCAGGGAAAAAGAACGTCAATGTGGCGGCTAATTGAAGAAATGTTAATGCCCCCAACGCGCATAGTTAGATATTGCTGCAAAGTGTTAAAAGAAACCGCAGGAGATCATCGTGCCATCATAACTGGAGTGCGATGGGATGAAAGCAATAGCCGCAGTAACCGCGGAGAATTTGGTGTGGTTGGTGCAAAAAAGGACCGTGTTTCCGTGATGCCGGAGCAGGAGCATAAACAGATTTATCTAAGTGATGAGTTATATATCAACAGTGACAACGACTCCCGCCGTCAATGGATGGAGAGCTGCATGAAGCAGCGAAAAACCACCTGTAACCCAATCATCGATTGGACAAATTGCGTTTTATGGGATTATATCCATTCGGAGCACATTGAGACCAACCCGTTATATCAATGCGGATTTTCCCGCGTAGGATGCATCGGATGTCCAATGGCTGGGAATAAAAGATATCTTGAATTTCAGCAGTTTCCCAAATACGAAATAATGTACAAACGTGCCTTCGATCGAATGCTGAAGCGGCATAAATCCAGGCAGAGAGACAACACCATACGGGAAACTGTAGATTGGGAAACCGCAGACGATGTTTGGAGTTGGTGGATGGAAGACAAAAATTTGGATGGACAGATGGAGATTGACAATGTGTGAGTAATAAATTTATATATCCAGAGTTTGGGAAGCCTTTATGTTCATTTTGCCGTCGTCGCATAGCCACCAAGCTATGCGACGCGCCGATCAAAAGATTGCGATGGGTTGGACACCCGCCAAGGATAGACGGAATATTTGATCCACACGAACCGATGGAGCGGACATTCACATGCAACCGTCCGATATGCGAAGAGTGCGCCACAGAAATAGGAGACGGAATAGATTTTTGCCCGAGCTGCATGGAACGAATAAAGAATGAAAAGGAGAAAAACAATGAAAGTTGAACCAAAAGGTCCAATTGATCGCTGCCCATACTGCGGGTCAGACGAAGGGTACTACACAAAGGACTACGTATGCGGGCCCTCCTACTACCATTACAATTTTGATGGAAGCGAAGCCCATAACGAAAGCATGTATGATCTTACGTCACACAAAAGGGGAAAATACGCCTACTGCACAAATTGTGATAAAAGGTTATTTAAAATAGGCAAAAGGGAGGAAAGCGATCATGGAACTGGACCGCTTACTTGAAATCACCAATGACCGGGAACAGTGCGAATTTTGCCCGGACCCTACTTGGTGTGAAAATATTTGTACCAGATGCAATAAAGTCAAGCCAATCACGGCGGAGGAATTGCGGGAGTATTACCGGGAAATCAGAAAAGTGATTACGGAGAACGCCGTACTGAAGACCGAAAACAACAAACTGTATTTGGAGGCGGAGGCTGCCGTCAACGACATGGAGAGGATGGCAGTGTTCAGCACAGACCCGTGCGAGATTTGTTCGGGGCCGGGTGAGTGTGAAATGTGCCATTTTCAGTGGCGCGGAGTGGAGGAGTGACCGCCATGTCTAAAATTGACCCCGGCAAGCTCGCCGCCATCCATCGCCTGTGCAGCCTTCGACCGCCCCGGTGAAGCCGAAGTGTCCCGACGAGCGGTGTGTTTGGCTGGACGAGGGCGGGTTGTGTCCGTTTAAACGTTGTGTGAGGAGGGATGGGTTTGACCGCGAAGGCCGTTGACTACCGCGAAAGTAATAGCTCTGCCAGCTTTGAACCTGGGGACCTTTGCTTGTACGCATTTGACGAAAAGAACAAATCCAAAGCCGTGGTGGAAGTCGTAAAGATATTGGACAATCCACGTGGAGTGGCGCAAGTTAAATTTCACAGGGTTTTGGCGGATGATACCGGTAACGGCTTGTTCAACTATCTGTGCCGTACAGGCAATACGATGAACGCCAGCTTTGAATATCTTAAAAAATTGCCCTGAAAGCAGGTGAAAAAAGTGACCGTCAAGGAGGCCGAGAACATAAAGCTTGACCCGGACGTGTATTCCCGGTGCGTTGCTACAGCAAAGGGGTATTACCGGATGCTGCAACGGCAGCGAGAAATTGAAGAGGAAATCATCCATGAGACGCATGCGCCGGACGGGCAGCCGCGGGGGAACGGTACTGGAGACCCCACCGGACAGAAGGTCGAGAAGATCTTTCAACGGCAGCGGGAGAACGATCGGAAGATCAGGGCGGTGGAACATGCGTGGATGGAATGCGAAGGAGATCGCGAAAGGGAATTGATCAAGTGCAACCTTTTTGAAGGGGTGCAAATGCAATACGTTCGGCTGGACATGTCGCTACGAACGATGAAGCGTTGCCGAAAACGTTTTTTGATCCGGCTCGCAAAAAATCTTCGAGAAATTTAGCAAGTGGCACCTTTTTCTCAAAATAGGGTCTATAATTGGTACTGTGGAGAATTCCACAAAGCATAATGGTACTATGCTTTTCCACTTTCATTTTTCTCCCCGCCTTCCCCGGGGCGGTAATACCGGGGATTAAATATAGGCGGGAGGTTGGTACCCCTGTGCTGGAAAGCGCAGACGAGTTCAATTCTCGGCCGCTATAGCAAGCCGAAAGTCCACGGTGGTGCGTAGTCAGGCAACCCGGGCCGGTGGGGTACAACCGGCATCCAAAACAACATCAGCGGACTGCCTTCCCCCGGGCGGTTCGCTATTTTTATGATTTTAAAATGAGGTGGTGATGTGGCGAATGGCAAATATCAACACTGGCTGACCCAAGACGGCTTGACGTTGCTTACTGCGTGGGCGCGGGACGGCCTCACGGACGAGCAGATTGCAAATAACATCGGGATCACGCCTTCCACGCTCTACGCCTGGAAAGCTAAATTCCCGGAGATTTCAGAGGCCCTAAAAAAGGGCAAAGAAATCGTAGACATTGAGGTTGAAAATGCGCTGCTTAAACGGGCCAAGGGATATCGCTACATCGAAAAGCGTGCTGAAATGGAAAATGGCCGGATTACTAAGATCGTAACTGTGACAAAAGAAGTCCCTCCAGATGTAGGCGCGGCGGCCATGTGGCTGAAAAACCGCAAGCCAAAAGCTTGGAGGGACCGTCCCGAAGCTCCAGCCGGAGAAACGCCGGAAAACAACCTCCTTCAAGCCATCGCGGAAAGCACGAAAGGAGCAAAGTAAATGGAGTACAAACCATTCAGCCAGAAGCAATTAACAACGCTCTGCTGGTGGAATTACGACAAATACAAGCATCATGACGCGCTGGTCTGCGACGGTTCTATCCGATCTGGCAAAACGCTTTCCATGTCCGTCGGCTTTGTTCTCTGGAGCATGACACGGTTCAGCGGGCAAAACTTCGCCATCTGCGGAAAAACGATCGAATCCCTGCGGCGCAATGTGATTTTGCAGCTCCCCCACTGGTTGGAGGGGCTGTTTTCGTTGTCGGAACGGCGCAGCGAAAACCTTTTGACGATTACTGCCGCCGGGAGATCAAACCGGTATTTTTTGTTTGGTGGACGGGATGAAAGCAGTTACGCGTTGATTCAAGGCATGACGCTTGCCGGCGTGCTTTTTGATGAGGTAGCCCTTATGCCGCGCTCCTTTGTAGAGCAGGCGTTAGCTCGTTGTAGTGTTGCGGGGAGCCGATTCTGGTTTAACTGCAACCCGGAATCACCCTCGCACTGGTTTTACGAAGAATGGATATTGCGATCACGGGCAAAAAATGCGCTGCATTTGCACTTCACGATGGACGACAACCTTTCCCTGTCAGCCGAGATCAAGCACCGCTACGAATCCATGTATTCTGGTGTTTTCTACGACCGGTATATTCGCGGGGAATGGGTTGTTGCAGAGGGTCGGGTCTATCGGCAGTTTGCGGACAATCCGGATGCCTTTATCCTGCGCGGGCCAACCGCTGGTATGGACGGCCAATTTTACATCAGCATCGACTATGGCACGATCAATCCGTTTTCGATGGGCCTCTGGTGCGTGCAAAATAAGCGCGCTACTCGCATCAAGGAGTGGTACTACGATTCGCGCAAAGAAAGCCGGCAGAAGACGGATGAGGAGTATTATGAGGCACTTGAATCCTTTGCCCGAGGCTACTATATCCGCAAGGTAATCGTTGACCCATCTGCGGCGAGCTTTCTGGAGACGATCCGCCGTCACGGAAAGTTTTCCGCTTGGGATGCGGATAATGATGTCCTTGATGGGATCCGCGTGACCTCCTCCTTGCTTAGCGCCGGTATGATTCGAATCCACGAATCCTGCAAGGATGCGATCCGGGAATTTGGGTTGTACCGGTGGGACGAAAAAAAGAATTCTGACACAGTGCTCAAGGAAAACGACCACGCGATGGACGATATTCGATATTTCTGTTATACGATATTGGCCCGCGAATTCCGCTGGGTCGAATGGAAAAGAGGTGCTTGACCCCTATGTTTGAACGAATGCTGAAATGGCTGCGCCGGATGCTGACATCCTTGTTCGGAGAGGATCGCGGCAGTGACAGCGCGGACATTATCATTTCCGGCAAAATGGAGAGCGCGATTGCTCGCTGGGCCGCCGAGTATGAAGGCAAGCCTCCCTGGGCGGGAAAGCAGATCAAAAGCATTGGACTGCCCGCCGGGATCGCAGCCGAGGCCGCCCGGATGGTGACGATGGAAGCAAAGTTGGTGGTCGCTGGGAGCGAACGCGCGGATTACATCAGCGCGCAGCTCGACCCGTTTCGGGACGCATTAGAAAACCACGTGGAGCTGGCCGCCGCCCTGGGCGGGATTATCTTCAAACCCTACGTATGTGATGGCCGAATCGTGATTGACGCGGTGCAAGGGGACTGCTTTTATCCTACCTCCTTTGACACCTCAAACCGGATGACCGGGGCGATATTCGTCGACCAAATTGTACGACGGAATACGGTATACACCCGGTTGGAACGCCATGAATATGCCGCCGGCACGCACGTTGTTCAAAACAAGGCGTTTTCCAGCAGCAATACAATGGACCTCGGCAAAGAAATCTCGTTGGAATCCGTCCCAGAATGGGAACAGATTGCGCCGGAAGTATTATTTTTCGGCGTAGATCGTCCCCTCTTTGGCTACCTCAAAATGCCGTTTGCGAACCGGATTGACCGCCACTCCCCTCTTGGCGTTTCCATTTTTGCTGGTGCGGAGGATCTGATACAAAACGCGGATGAGCAATATAGCCGGTATCTTTGGGAATTTGAGGGCGGCGAGCTTGCCATTGACGCAGCCGCGGATCACCTCCAAACCGGGCAAGATGGGAAACAGACCCTCCCAAAAGGGAAAGAGCGTCTGTTCCGCGCTCATAACTCAAAGGACGCGAATTTTTACAGTGTCTTCTCCCCTGCTCTGCGCGATGAATCCATCAAGCGTGGATTTAACGCGATCCTGCAACGCATTGAATACGCCTGCGGTCTGGCCTATGGAACGCTTTCCGATCCTCAAACGGTCGATAAAACAGCCGAAGAGGTGCGGGCCAGCAAGCAGCGGTCATACAGCACGATCAAAAGCATCCAGCGCGCTGTAGAAACCGCGGTAGACGACCTGGTCTACGCAATGGACCAGCTGGCGAACGCCTATCATTTGGCCCCATCTGGCGCCTACGAAGTAACCTATGATTGGGATGACAGCATTGTCAACGACCCTGCCGCACGCAAGCAGCTGTTTTGGCAGTATGTGCAGGCTGGCAAATTCCCAATGTGGCGCTACCTAGTCAAATTTGAAGGGTATAGCGAGGATGATGCAAGGGCGATTGCAGATGAAGGTGTGGGCAGCCTATCAAACCCGTTTGGATTTGAGGCAGGTGGCAGCTAATGCTGGACCCGATTTATCTTGACCATGTTCCAGATGAGATTATCGAGTTGTATTCTCAGTTGGATCAAACCATCGTCCGGGACATCGTCCGGCGGCTCGTCAAGACGGGAGATGTCACGGATACCGCCCGCTGGCAGATCCTCCGGGCACAGGATAGCGGATTGCTGTATGACGAGATTATCGCGGAGGCTGCCAAAATCTCTGTCGCGTCTGAAGCCCACGTCAGAGCGCTGTTTGAAGATGCCGGCGTCAAAGCCGTGCAGAATGATGCGGCGATATACGAAGCCGCGGGCCGATCCCCCATGCCGCTTAAAATGTCCCCCGCCGCTATGGGCGTGTTGAACGCAGGGTTGAGCAAAACGAACGGTCATCTACGTAACCTCACGATGACAACCGCAAGCCAGGCACAGCAGGCATATATCCGCGCTGCGACGCTTGCGGAAATGCAGATCGAAAGCGGCGCATTTGACTATGCAACGGCAATCCGCAATGCGGTGCAGACTGCTGCGCAGGAAGGCGCTTGGGTATCCTACCCCAGCGGGCACAAGGATCGGTTGGACGTAGCGGTTCGCCGGGCTGTGCTCACCGGGGTCGGCCAAACCACCGGCCAGATCGGGCTTGCATACGCGCAGGACATGGGTTGCGATCTGATGGAGATTACCGCGCATGCGGGTGCCCGGCCGTCGCACGCCGCTTGGCAAGGCAAGCTTGTCAGCCTGTCAGGGCGCACAGGGTATTTAAGCCTTAGAGACATTGGGTATAACACAGGGCCGGGGTTCAAGGGCTGGAACTGCCGCCACGACTGGTTTCCTTTTTTTGAAGGGCTGTCGGAATCCGCTTATCCGCGCGGCGAGATTGAGCAAATGAACAACGCCAGCATCGAATTGAACGGTAAAAAAATCCCGCTGTACGATGCCACGCAGAAACAACGTGAAATGGAGCGCCGGATTCGGGCAACGAAACGGGAGTTGGCAGGGTTTGACGAAGGAATCAAGGATGCTGAAACAGACGAGCTGCGCAATGCCTTACGTGCAGATTTTAACGGCGCTTCCGTCCGGCTGAAAAATCAGGAAGCAGCCTTGAAAGAATTCCTGCAAAAAACAGGGCTTCAAAATGATTCCGTCCGCGTCCAGACGCGCGGGTTTGGACGAAGCCAGGCACAAAAGGCCGTAGCCGCTGATAAAAAGATACAATCATTCTCCAACGACTTGAACGGTGTGAAAACGCCGGCAGGCATCACCGTATCAGGTGCGACAACGCACTTTGGAGAACGTGCCGTCGCTCGTGGGCTGTCAGGGAAGGATATTAGAGACGCTTTGACATCCCCGCTCCGAATTGGTAAAATAAAAGTAGACAGCAGAGGCCGCAAAAGCCTTGAGTTGACGGGAGAAAAAGCCCGTGTCCAGATCAATCCGGATGATGGCAGCCTTATTACTGTTTGGAAAACGAGCGAGAAGTTGAAACGTCGGTTGAAAGGAGAAGGAAAATGAAATTCAACAGCGAGCAAATGAGCCTGCTCCGAAAAATATCCCCGTATACCGACTTCTCATCCGAACTGGATGACGATGCACTTTTGGAGCTTGAAGACAAAGTTTCCGATTACTTTGCCCTTCACGGCCTTGCGAATAAAAATCAAGTAAACGACACCGGCCGTATTTGCGAAGAAATTATGGATATCCTAGCCGACTAAACCGCTTTGCAATCGCAAGGCGGTATTTTTATACGCAAAATCAAATCGGTCAAAAAGCGTTGCCCAGGCGGCAGCGCTTTTTATATATGCGGCAGAACCGCAAAGGAGGAACAGCCAGATGCTGAAACCGATGAATTTACAACTTTTTGCAGAGCCTGCCGGCGGAGACCCGGCGCCCACAAGCGAACCGGCTCCTACCGCCAGAAAGATCTATACGGAGGATTATGTCTCCGCCCTGCGTGGGGAATCTGCCAACTACCGCACGCGCGCCAAGTCTTATGAGGGCGCGTTGCGCACCGTGCTAGGTCTAAAAGATGGCGAGGAGCTGGGCGACCTGAACGCACGGCTGAGCGCATATCAGCAAAACCAGACAAAGCAGCAGTCCGCCGCCCTGGAGGCGGCCAACAAGCGCCTGATCGGCGCGGAGATGCGCGCCCTGGAGGGGTACGATCACAAGCTGCTGGAAAAGCTGATTGACCTGTCGAACGTTAAGGTCGCGGAAGATGGCACAGTGACCGGGTTAAAAGAGGCAGCTGAAGCGGCTGTCAAAGATTTCCCTGCCGTGCGTAAGACACCCCCGCAATTTTCAAGGGGCACAAAGGGTCCTACTCAAAACATGGACAATGGGAAGGACCGTGCGAACGCCGCTCTGAGGGCGGCATTTGGAAAGGAGTAATTTTATGCCTATTAACAGAACAGAAGCCGAGGCGCTTATCCAGGAGCAGGTTGTCAATACGATCTTCCAGGATGCGCCGAGGCAATCCGTATTCCTCTCTATGGCGCGCAAGCTGCCGAACATGACAAGCAAGCAGACGCGCATCCCCGTGCTCGATATGCTCCCGATGGCCTACTGGGTCAACGGAGACACCGGGCACAAGCAGACCAGCCAGCAGGCATGGGATAACATCTATCTCACCGCCGCGGAGCTGGCCGTCATCGTCCCGATCCCGGAGGCGGTGCTCGACGACGCGAGCTTTGATATCATTGGCGAGGTGACGCCGCGCATCAACGAGGCAATTGGTCAGCGCGTGGACAGCGCCACGATCTTTGGCGTCAACCGCCCCTCCGAGTGGCAAAACGACATCATCACGCTGGCCCGGCAGGCCGGGAACAACGTGTCCGGAGGCATCACCTACGATACCCTGCTGGGTGCGAACGGTCTTTTTTCAAAGATTGAATCGTCTGGCCGGATGGCGACCGGAATCATTGCCTCCATGCAGACCCGCGCCGCTCTGCGTGGTCTGAAGGATAATGATGGCCGCCCACTTTTCAAGACGGATATGCAGGGCGCGACGCCTTATGCCCTGGACGGCGTTTCCATGCAATTCCCGCTTAATGGTTCCTTTGATACCTCTGTCGCGCAGATGGTAGCAGGTGACTTCTCGCAGGCCGTTTATTCGATTCGGCAGGACGTTACCGTCAAAATTCTTGATCAGGCGACGATCGTCGACCCGGAGAGCAAACAGGTGCTGTATTCCCTCGCTCAGCAGGATATGATCGCGATCCGCGTCGTATTTCGCATGGGCTGGGCGCTGCCGAATCCGGCGACCCGAATGGACGAGAACCGCTTGGCCGTTCCGTTCGCCTACATCGAGGCGGCCTCGCCCTATACGGCACAGACGGTTACTTTCACGGTGAAGGATAATGCCGAGACGCCGGCACCCATCGAAGGCGCGATTGTGAATGTCAACGGCGCGCGTAAAAAGACCGGTGCGGACGGAACTGCGATATTTGACCTGCGCGCTGGGACGTACCCCGCGAAGATTACCAAATCGGGTTACACAACGCAGCACGCCACAATTACCGTGGTAAGCGCGTCGATCAACGAAGCGATCACCCTCCCCGCTTCCAAATAAGGAGAGCCTACTATGTACGCCAATTATGCGTTTTACATTGAGGACTATGGCGGAGAGTTGATCTCATCCCTCGACTGGCCCCGCATATCGTGTCAGGCGGATGCGTATCTCGATCGGCTGACCTACAACCGGTTGCGACGTGGATCTGCTGTAACGGACGCAGTACGCATGGCGGCATGTGCGATCGCTGAGGTAATTGAGCGGCACAGGAAACAGCAGGAAGTGAACCCCTCCGGCATCAAATCAGAATCTGTTGGCGGTCAGTCCATCGCATATGAGGATGCGGCGACACTCATCGCGCAGTATGATACCGCGCTGCTGGATGCCGCCGATCTTTGGCTGCCTCGCACGGACCCTTTGCGGTATGCGGGGGTGTATGGATGCTGACCAACACGGACTGTACCCTGTATCTTACGCAGGACGGCAAGGTATACCGCCGTGTGTATTGCCCGGCTTGCCACTGGGAGGATACGCGCGGCCAGAACATCAATAAAACCGGCAGTACGGCAGTGGACAGTGTGCGGGTATTCCTGCCGTTGTCTGCCGCCGATCTGGCCGGCGTAAAAGGCTATCTGGTACGCGGAAACTGTGCGTTTTATCCGTCTGGCGATCATCCCATCCGAGAACTGGTGACACAAGGGGCCGTCCTGACGATCACGAGCGCAGCCCGATATGACTTTGGCAGCCCGGACATGCGGCATTGGGAGGCGTATGCCAAATAGCAGATCAAATCAAAACCCCTCGGGGAACAATCATCAAAACGAAGGACGGGACCTCCTGTGAACTTGTCTGGAACCCGGATTTTGCGCCGAAGCGCAACCAGCAATACTCTCGCGCACAAAAGTTTGTAGACAACGAGGTCTTGCGCCTGTCCGCGCCTTACGTTCCATTGCGCACCAGTATGCTTCTCAAATCCGGCCAGCTTGGCACGGACATCGGCAGCGGGGAAGTCCGGTACATTGCGCCCTATGCGCAAAAGCAATACTACTCTCCCCGTAAGCCGGGCAGTGCTACAGGTGCATTGCGCGGCCCGCAGTGGTTCGAGCGCATGAAAACGGATCACGGCAAGGAGATCGTTGCGGCGGCAAAAAAAATAGCAGGAGGCGGTTAAAAAAATGGCATCGATCGTACGTGCTGTACAGGAATGGCTCAATGGTTGCCCCTATCTCGCGGATTTCACCGGCGGACAGCACATCGACTGGACGGACAGCGCACCCGGTAATTACGGGCTTGCACCCACTGGTAGCCGAATCGTTGAGATGACCGAGGATATTCTCGGCAACCGGACCGTTTACAAGCAATACAACCTCGCCCTTTATGCCCGGAACTGGACGGTAGACGATGTGATCCGATTGGAAAACACAACGTTCCTCGATGATTTTCAGCAGTGGGTTGAAGAGCAGCAGGCTGCCGGGCTTACGCCGAAATTCGGGGATGACCCGGACACGGAGGAAATATCCGCCCAGAACGGCATGCTGTTCGAGCTGGCCGAGGACGGCCAGACAGGGCTATATCAAATTCAGATCAAAATTAACTACCTAAAACGCTATGAAAGGAGTGATGCCTAATGGCGGCAACCTATGCAGCCGGAAAGGCGCAGCGCAAATCGTTGATGTTCTTTTTCAAGGTACCGAATGGCAGTACACCGGCCTATGAGATCATCGGCAAAGGGATCGAGGAAGCCGGGATCAGCCAGTCGGCCAACGTCGAAACAACATACGACATCCTTGGCAACACCGAGGTAACGCTGGACAAATACGAAAAGACAACGGATTTCGACCCGGTCTATATCTCCGGCGAAAGCAAATATGCACAGTGGCTGGACGACTTGGAAGAGAAGGAAAAAGTGCTCGATGACGCGCAAGCCACATTCCTGGTGGTCAAGGCATACAAAACTACCGCAGAAAACGAGTACGTCGCCTGGGAGCAAAAGGCCGTGGTCGAATTGACTGATTTTGGCGGCGGTACAAAGGGCGTAAATCTGCCGAACACCCTGCATTGGTGCGGGGCGCGCACTTACGGCACGTTTAACCCGTCAACACAGAAGTTCACACCGGACGGCTCTGCGCCGTCAGCTTAAAGGAGGACCCGGCATGAATGCAAAAACGATCGCTAAAGGCATGGATTCCATTCGCGTCGATACTGGCGCCAAGCGCATCGAGGTAAACGACGAGGGCGAATACATCACGCTGAACTTCGCCGATCAGTCTCTCCCCACCCGGTTCTTTGCGATGGCCGACGATTTCCAGGCAAAAGAACCGGAATACCGCGCTAGAGCCGAGGCGCTTGACGCCAACACGGAACTGACGGAATACGAGCGAATGCGGGCCACCGCGCAGCTAAACCTCGAATTTCACACCTATTTCAAGGAGCAGATCGACGCCCTCTTCGGGGCGAATACCTGCCGCAAAGTGTTCGGAGATATCGTACCGGGCGTTGAACTGTATGGAGATTTCCTGACCCAGCTTACGCCGTATTTTGAGAAGTACGGTAAGGAACGCGCTGAGAAGCTTCAGACGAAATACAGCCCGGCGCGCAAGGGCAATGTTTAACCTGCTGCTCGACGCCCTGCCTACCGAGTATGAGGGCTATCTCATCCGCACGGATTACCGCATCGGCATCCAGATTTCACAGGCGCTGGATGATGAGGAACTGGAGCCTTATGAGCGGATCGGCATCGCCCTCGGCCTGCTCTATGGTAACGGGGCACCTCCCGCGGACATCGCCTATGCTGGCCTCCGATGGTTTTTAAGTGCCGGGCTGGAGCAGCCGCAAAGCGAAGAAGATACCGGAGCCGCACCCGCAGAGGATGACGGCATCCGGTATTTTTCATTTGACTATGACGCGTGGCGTCTTTACTCTGGCTTCAGGCGGGCGTACGGCGTCGAGCTTGACCAGGTTGAAATGCACTGGTTCCGCTTTCTCTCCCTACTGGGCGACCTCGGCGAGTGCGCGTTTACCCGCGTAGTGGACATTCGCAGCGCAGATCTATCCAAGATGGATAAAGAGACAAAGCGAGCATATGCAGCCATGCGGCGAAAGGTTGCGCTGCCGCAACCGAAGAGCCCGGAGGAAGATGAGTTCCTACAAAAATTGCAGGGCGGCGAACGGGAAGAAGGTGAAATGGAATGGCAACAGGATATGACGGCAGCATCCGCATCAACACAAAACTCGACCGCAACGGCTTTAACCAAGGCCTGAACGCTATCACTGGCTCCCTAAAAAAACTGGCCGGGGCAGTAGGTGTCGCTTTCGGCGTGACCGCTATGGTCAAATTCGGAAAAGAAGCCCTGAACATCGCCAGCGACCTGACCGAAGTGCAGAACGTCGTGGAGACCGCCTTCGGCGCGATGTCCTCGCAGGTTGACGCTTGGGCAAAAAACTCCATCCAGCAGTTTGGCATGGGCGAACTGGCCGCCAAGCGCACCGCGTCGACCTATATGGCGATGAATGCCGGGATGGGCATGGTTGGGCAGGGCGCAGCCGATATGGCAATGGAAGTTGCCGGGCGCACTGCGGATATTGCGTCGTTTTTCAACACCTCGCAGGAGGAGGCCGACACGATGCTCAAGAGCATCTGGACAGGCGAGACCGAGAGCTTGAAGCGCATCGGCGTCGTCATGACGCAGACGAATCTTGACGCCTACGCCCTCGCCAACGGCTTCGGCAAAACCACGCAGCAGATGACGCAGTCCGAACAGGTCATGCTGCGCTATCAATACGTCATGAATCAGACGCGGCTGGCTGCCGGGGATTTCGTCAAAACGCAGGACAGTTGGGCGAACCAGACCCGCATTCTCTCTGAGCAGTGGAAGCAGTTCCTCGGCATCATTGGCCAGGGCTTGATCCAAGTGCTTACCCCCGCCCTGAAATTTTTAAACCAGATGATGGGCGTACTGATCCAGTGGGCGCAGACGTTTACCGCGGTCACTGGGGCACTCTTTGGCAAGCAACAGGCGCAGGCCAATTCTGTGGCTGCGGCGGTTGGTAGCGTAGCCGACACATCGAATGCGGCCGCTGATGGGCAGAACGCCCTCGCAGGGGCCACGAAAAAGGCAGGCAAAGAGGCGAAGGGCGCGCTGGCATCCTTTGACCAGCTGAATGTGCTGGAACGCGGTGCGGCGGATGCTGGGGCTGCACCGGGCCCTGGTGCAGTGGCTGGTGCAGGGGCGGCGGTAGCGGTGCCGGCGTTGGAGGGCGAGATTGGCGCTGATGTGCAGCTTTCGCCCAATGTGCAGCGCGTGGTAGAGGCGTTCAAGAGCTGCATTGACGGTTTAAAAGCGGCAGCACAGCCCGCGAAAGATGCCATTCAATCCCTTTGGGGCGAGTTGCAACGGCTTGGGGGCTTCGTTTGGTCTGGCTTGCAAGACTTCTACAATGACTTCCTTAGACCTGTAGGAGTTTGGGTACTTGGTGAGGGCATTCCCCGCTTTGTCAATGCTTTGCGGGACGGATTATCTAAAGTGAATTGGGAGAAGATTAACAATGCCCTTGACCGGCTTTGGAAAGCGCTGGCACCCTTCGCGGTGAACGTTGGCGACGGTTTGCTATGGTTTTGGGAGAATGTGCTCGTGCCTATCGGCACATGGACAATGAATAACGCTGTCCCCGCGTTTTTAGACCTCCTGTCCGGCGCGATTGATGTTTTAGACAGCGCCCTCACGGCGTTGAAGCCACTCGCACAATGGTTGTGGGATAAATTTTTACAACCGATTGCCGAATGGACAGGCGGCGTGATTGTGAGTGTGCTCGGCGGGATTGCGGACGCTCTGACAAGGATATCCGATTGGATCAACAGCCACCAAGGCTTAGTACAAGGCATGACGGTGACTGTTGCAGCTTTTTTTGCAGCATGGAAAGTTGTAGAGCTTTTGTCATTTATACAGCAGTCTGGAGGTGTCGTAGCAGCTTTAAAAAGCATTACCACCGCTATAGCTGGCGGCACACTTGCCAAACTGAAGGACAAAGCGGAGACGGCAGCCTTGAATGTAATGTATGCGAAAGATTTTGTCGTCGGACTTGCCAAAAGCACCACCGCCTTGGCAAAGCAGGCCGCCCAGTGGACAGTTGAAACCGCCAAAAAAATCGCAAGCACTGCGGCGACTTGGGCGCATCAGGCCGCCACCCTTGCCGCTACCGCAGCCACTTGGTTGTTCAATGCCGCGATGACAGTGTTGACTTCACCCATTACCTTAGTCGTCCTCGCTATTGGAGCCCTTATTGCAATTGTCATTTTGCTGGTCAAAAACTGGGACACCGTCAAGGCGAAAGCCGTCGAGGTTTGGAACAAAATCAAGGAAGCCTGGAACAAGGCTGGAGACTGGTTTCACAAAAATGTCACAGAGCCCGTTACAAATTTCTTCACTGGTATGTGGGATGGCATCAAAAAAGCCTTTACGATGGCGTTTGATTTCATAAAATCGGCATTCAAAAATTATGTGAATGGATGGATCAACATCGTGGAAAATTTCATTAATTTCTTCGTCAACGGAATCAACTTTTTGATTAAAGGAATAAACAAGCTCAGCTTCAATGTCCCTGACTGGGTTCCCGGTATCGGCGGAAACAAGCTAGGGTTTAATATCCCGCAGGTACCGCAAGTCCAAATCCCCCGCCTCGCCCAAGGCGCGGTGATCCCGCCCAATCAGCAGTTTGCCGCCATCCTCGGCGACCAGACGCACGGCCGCAATCTGGAGGCCCCAGAGGGATTGATCCGGCAAATCGTCCGAGAGGAGATGGGCAATGTCTATAACCCCGTCCTGAACGCCATCAACAACAGTAACCTCGGCAAGAAAGCCGCAATCATGGGCGACGTTTACATGGATGGCCAGAAGGTCGGCCGCCTGGTCGCAAAGCCCGTCTTCCGCGAGGGCAACCGCGCCGGGTACATTAAAGTAAAGGTGTGATGTGTATGATCTACGCCGTGGATGGCGTGCCGTTCCCCAAACCGCCGGATATGTCCAGTATCCAATACACCGACAGCCAGGTTGTCACGGACGCGCAGCGCACCGTGGGCCCCGGCGCATATATGACGAAGGAACTGCTGGCCGAAAAGCTGTCGATCACGGCGAAGTGGTCAGAAATGACCCTCTCCCAGCTCCGCAGGCTCAAAGCAATGCGAGCGGGCAAAAACTTTTTTCGCCTGAAATACTATGACGAGGGTACGGGGACAATCCGGGAAGGGCAGTTTTACAGCGGCGATCTGACCTACACTGTCAAGCTCGTAGATCGTACAACGCAAATTCCGATTCTGTATCAGGATATCTCGTGGCCGTTTGTGGAGAGGTAAAAAAAGATATCTCCTCAACTTTGAGGAGATATCGGTAATTTACATTTTCCAACGATGCCCGCAATTTAAGCAGGTAACCCAAACCTTTTTTGCGCCAATGTTCCCCGCGACGAGACCGATCCCGCCTGTCAGCGCCGCGCCGACAACTGCCTTGCCAATCCCAAAGCCTTTTTTATTAGCTGACAACGAAGTGGAGCCACATTTCGGGCAGCACGCAACGCCGTTTTGCTTATTTTCTTTGATCCTCTCGCGCTTGCTTTGTGGTTTTGACGTGGGCCAAGGTGTGTTTTTCACCGTTATAGGCTTGGAGAGAACGTTTCCCTGTTTATCAACCAAATCCTTAGCTTCAGACAGGCTCAACCCTGTTAGCTCTTTCACTTGTTTTACCGCCTCTATTTTATTGCCGCCACACGCATTCAATATTTCTTGTACGTCAATCCATTGATCGAAATTGCTTACATCTGCATCAGTAGAACGAGAAGCGACGGCACCTCCACATTCCGGGCAAAACTTAGCGTCATCATCGATTTGTTTACCGCAATGTTTACAATACATGACAAAACCTCCCTCTATATTACAGTTCTCACAATAACACAAGAGGGAGATTTTGTAAAGATTTAATCCACAGGCCCCACGTGGAGCCTGACAGCTACTTGCGCACGGAAAACATTCGGCAATCCGTATTTCAATCCACAGGCCCTCGCGGAGCCTGACTTCAATTGCCAACCTAATATAAACGACGCCAGCGCATTTCAATCCACGCTCCCCACATGGAGAGCGACATTTTGACGAGATAAACGTCAAAAAAATCAAATTGATTTCAATCCACGCTCCCCACATGGAGAGCGACAGCAAACACAGCCAATCACTTGCCTGTCTTTGCTCCTTTATTACAGCATATTTTACAGGAATTTGCAAGCATCCGACACATACAAAACGCTGAAAACGGAAAAAAACTAAAAATCAAGTGCGAATCTCCCGGCGGTTTCGTGTTTGCTTGGGGTTCGCACTAAAAAATATTTCAAAAGCCTCTTGACATGCACATAACATGTACATATAATGTGCTTGTAGGAGGTGATCAGTTGTCTCCCAAGAAAAAAGCCAATACCGAGAGAATCAGTACATTTCTGCCTCCAGAGGCTTTATCCAAACTCAAAGATGAAGCCAATGAAAAAGGAATTAACGTGAGCGCATTGATAAGAATGATTGTCTTGGAGCATTTGGCACAAAAAAATAACGGAATCGCCCTCCCTACCACAGTCGAGCGAAACCGTTATTGCCGACAGGAAGTATCCCGTCATAAATATCATACTATAACGGGATACTTCTGTCAAATCGAAGCCACTTATTTTGATTTTGATGGAGGTATTTTTATGCCTAAATTTAAGGAGAAACGATTATGAACGATTTAAGAGTTTTTGAAAACAAGAACTTTGGAAGTGTTCGTGTAGTTGAGGAAGAAGGTCAACCGTTGTTTTGCGGTGCTGATGTGGCGCGGGCTTTGGGCTATGCCAAGCCGCAGAACGCGATTGCAGCGCATTGCAAGGGTGCCCTAAAACGGGGCACCCCTACCACAGGAGGATTTCAAGAGTTACTTTTTATCCCCGAAGGCGACGTGTACCGGCTTATAACTCATTCTCAGCTTCCCGCTGCTGAAGATTTTGAACGCTGGGTTTTTGATGATGTATTACCGACGATCCGCAAAACCGGCAGCTATTCTCTGGACGACGAATCCCGCAAGCTCCGCGCCCGTGCAATGGCCTTGAATGCAGCCAACCGCTCCGCCCGGATGCTCATTGACGCTTACGACAGCGCCGGAATCCAGCCAAGCTACAAGGTGCTGGCCCTGACCGATCTCTACCGCAACGAGGGCTTAAAGCTCCCCACGCCGCCGCTGGAGGTGGATGAGCTTACATATGACTTCACGGAGATGGCCGAAGCGCTTGGAATCCTGTCCGAAGCCTCCGGTAAGCCCCATGCACAGGCTGTCGGCGCAATCGTCTCCACCCTCGCAATCCCGGAGCAGATGATTATCCACGCGCCCTATGACCGCAACGGCCACGCAGCCGACTACGACCGCTACAAGGCCCCGGTGCTCGACATGGTGCGCGACTGGCTGGCCGAGCACGGAAATCCCCGCCCGATCGCGGCGAAGGGCAAGAACTACCGCGTGAAGTACGCAAGCTGAGTTCAATTTTGAGCACAGCAAATGAATAGCGCAAGCGTCTATCTTAATAAAGGTAGGCGCTTTTGCTATACCCGAAAGGAGGCCTCCCCATGCTCACCGTCCCCCAAGAATACCACACCTATAGCGCCGCCCCTGAACGCCGCACAGACCTCGTCGTCCGGCTTGACCCACCCAGCTGGCCAACGAACATCAACGCCCACGGCACCGCGCATAGCCTTTGCATGCCCATCCAGTGGGACAAATCATCGCCCCACCGTCTCTATGCCAGCGCCGAATACAACCGCACGCCCCTCGACGGCCGCGCGCTGGTCAATGGATGGGATGGGCAGGTCTATGGCTATCTCTCGGACGCTTTATCTGACAAAGACGGCTTGTTTGCCGCAGACGCCGTCAAATTATCCGCCACCCGCAACGGCGGCGTTACCAGCGTTTTGACCATCTGCTTTGATCCCACCGGCGGTGAATATGCCGTGGACTTTGATGTGGTCATTGACGGCGCATCGTCCACGGAAACTTACCATCAGGAATGGCACATCCGCAACAATGACCAGCCCATTGCGTACATCACCGGCATCAAGGCGGCCTATGATACCGTGACCGTGACAATATCGCGCTGGAGCCACCCGTTTCATAGAGCCCGCATCCGCGAGATCGCAAACGGTGTGCTGTTCGAGGCCACCGGGGATACGCTGTACAGCTGCAACCTGATCTCCGAATCCGATCCCACCAACCAATCCATCCCCACCGGCGAATGTACCCTGACTTACCCCGATCCGCAGGGTATGTTTGATCCGGCGAACCCCGCGGGCGTGGCATCTGCTGTCCGGTCGGATCAGATCATGACCGTCTGGATCGGCGTGTCCGACGGCCGGCATAAGCCGGAGTATGTCAAGTACGGTACCTACTACTGCCCCAAGGCAACCAGCAAGGGTGGTACGGGCGAGCTGCAGGCCGTTGATGTTCTGGGCAAATTGCAAAACGCCGCGAAGCCAAACGTCCGTTCCATCGACCACCTCCATAACCAGAGCCTGGCCGATTTCGTGCTTGGCCTTGGGGCCAGCCCTTGGATTCCGGCGACGGATTTCACCGGCAGCGCCCCAACAGCCTTCAGCAAGGACACCGGCCGCCTGGAGTGCCTGCGGTATGTATCGCAATACCTGCGCAAGCTGCTGTATGTCGACCCGGACGGCAACGCCCGCCTGCGCAGCATAGACCGCACATCGGTTGCCACAATCCCGCTGGATCAATCTTACGAGCATCCATCCATTGAGGCCCGCGAGGAGCTCGGCGGGATCGATTACACCTGGCATAAGTATTCTGGCGATGGCGAGGAGATTCTCGCGGCCACCGCGACCATACAGACCGCCAAGGGCGTAGCCGTCACTTACACGGCCACCACGGAGGAGCCGGTCGCCTACACCCGCTGCGAGGTGGCGCACGCCTATGCAAGCGACTTTAAGGTATCGCTGGTGTCGGCCACGTCCTACGCGATCCGCATCACTGTCAAGACGGACGCGACGTTTACGGACCAGGATGAGTACAGCGTCACAATCCATCTGTACGGGCGCAAGATCGAAGATAACCCCGGCAGTGGGACATCTGAGGCCGAAGGCGTTGTAAACAAAGACCAAAACCGCATGTCCGTCGACAACCCGATCCCGGTCGGTCTCGGGGGCGGTCTTGCCTGGTCGTGGTATCTGCGCCCGGCCTACGGCAAGGCGGATATCACCTGCAACTGGCGCGGGAATGCGTCCCTGCAGGTGGGTGATCCGGTAACCGTGGAAGGCAAATATGGCCCCCTTGATGGCATAATCATCAAGCAGGAGATCGATTACGACGGGGCGATGCAGATGCGCACCACCGTCCGCCAGCCGGATTGGGTGATCAATCTGGGAGGTGGCGGCTGATGCATATCAAGACGGGCTGGACGCCCCGGG